TGGTCAAGTCGGTGCAGATATGTCACCGGAGGTTAGAGAGCAGTCAGAACAAGTTGTGTTGTCAGCCATTATCGCAAGTGGTATAGCAACACAGGCAGCAGCAGTATCGGCAGCATATAGGAGAAAGCCATAATGAAGAACTTTTTTTCAGATATAGCAAACCAACTATGGACACTCTTAGGAATGTTCGTGGCTTGGGTGGTCCTTGAGGGATCAGCTAAGACAGTAGTTGGCTACGCAATTTTGCTTTCCTCAATTATCTGGGGATTGACATTTAAACTACGCAACCCGAAGGATGAATAATGGAAACACTTAAGAGTGTAATGATGCGGATTCTTGCAGTCATTGCAGCAGAATCACTGGGCGTAATTGGTGCCGGTTCCCTTGTAGGTATTGAAGTGTGGCAAGCAGGAGTTCTTGCTGGCGCACTTGGTGCTATGAAAGTAATCGAAGCACTTGCACGCTTTTACCTAGCAGATGGCAACCTATCTGCAGAAGAAATTAACGCAGCCTTTGCCAAGGTTGACAAGAAAGTAGGAGAATAATATGGGCCAGAGATTAGACTTTATCGCCACAGCAAGAGCTGAACTTGGCGTTATTGAAGGTCCTAAAGACAACGAGACAAAGTACGGTGCATTTACTAGAGCTAATTTCCTACCTTGGTGTGGTTCATTTGTTAACTGGGTAGCCAATGAAGTTAAGTTAAAGATTCCTAACTGCGTATCTACTGCAGCAGGAGCACAAGCATTTATGAAGAAGGGTCAATGGGAAGATGCAAGCGATACTGCTATGCCACTACCTGGAGACATAGCGTTCTTTGATTTCCCAGGAGATAATGTTAATCGCATTTCTCATATTGGGATTGTTGTCAAAGACAATGGAGATGGAACAGTTACCTGTATCGAAGGCAACACTGCCCCAGATAAGAAGGGTGACCAGCGCAACGGAGGGCAAGTATGCCTGAAGGTGCGTGCTTTCAAAAAGAAGAATGGCTCTAAACTGAGAAAGTCTCAGGCTGTATCCATAGTTGGATTCGGCAAGCCAGTCTTTAAGTCATAAGGAGAACCTATGAAAACAGATAAACTAATCGCAATCGCAACAACCTATGCTCGTGCTGCAGTACCTTCAGTAGTAGCTCTATACGCTGCTGGAATTACAGATCCAAAGACATTAGCTTACGCTTTTGCTTCAGCTTTCATTGCACCAATTTGGAAGTCACTTGATCCAAAGGCCAAGGAGTTTGGTCGCGGTTCCAAGTAATTAATTATTGACTGCGAGGCTATGCCCCCTGCTTTCCCTAACGGGAAGGTGGGGGGCTTTTCTTTGTTTTACTGGTGGTAATCTGGAGCATCTACTGGACAGGGAACTGTCACTAGGTTTCCACAGGAAACACAGGTAGCATCAAGAAAGTACCAACTTAGTTCATAGTCATCAAAGGATGCCATAACGTTAAAGACCTGCGACCCACACGTACACACGTGGAGTGGTCCTAAACCCCTTAAATCGGCCCCGTAAGGCTCAGGAAGGGTATCCTGTGAGCGACGAAAGAACGGCAGGGTTGGTAGACGGAGACGCATACTCCCTGTTCCTCGCTTTCTTAGGCCCGCGAGGGCCACTGTACTGTTGATTCGCTTCGCTCATATTGTAACTACACAGATAGTGTCGCTATGCGACGACACGCCGTTACTATGTTAGGATCTTTTAATGACTACCATTGCAGGTATACAAGGCATTGACTTTGCGTTGCTCGTTGCAGACTCGCAGATAACAGAAGACAACCTTGTTACCTTAGCTACATCTACACCTAAGATCGTACCTGCAGGTAAGTTTCTCATTGCAATCTCAGGTGACACACGACCAGGTGACATACTTTCCTACAACTGGAAACCACCTACCTATCGTGGTGAAGATCCCGTGCAGTTTATGGGTAAGAAAGTAATACCAAGTTTAATTAAAGTTTTTAACGATAACAACTACGACTTCAATAAGGTGGACAAAGATGGCGGTTTCGATTATCTCTTTGCTTTTAACGGTAACATCTTTCGTGTTGCTTGTGACCTCTCTTTTTTCCAAGCAGATAACGGAGCGTATGGCATTGGTAGTGGTGGGCAGTTTGCTCTTGGCTACCTTACTTCAGTTGTCAAACCTGATATTGATTTAGCCTATGCCAAGCGACACGCCCGTAAAGCTGTAGAGATTGCGTCGGTACTTGACGCCAATACAGGCAAGCCCCTACAGTTGGTGGTTCAAGAAAGACTCTAGGGGGAGTTATGGAAAAGACGATTGACTACGCTATTAATGAGGCGTTAGAAACTGGCAGGCTTAGTGCTATGCCACAGTTTCTTGAAAAAGAATTAAAAGAAAAACTTAAACAACATATTGAACAACGTGCATCTGTTTACTATGGTGTACTAGAACGCAAAGAAGTTGCATCTACTAGCTGTCCTTTATGTAAAGAGAGCTTTCCAAATTATGAATATACTCGTGGGATGTTAACAGCATTTAGCCAAATGATTGATACCTTAAATGGTTACTGATCCTAAAGAGTTATTACTTACTGCACTGCGTGCAGGAGATGCAAAGCGTTCACGATCTACACAGGTACAGATAGGTCCATCTGAAGTAGGTGGCTGTCGTCGTAAGGTTTGGTACAGACTCAATGACCAACCGGAGACTAATAACAACGAATTAAAACTTGCTGCAATTATGGGTACTGCTATCCACGCAGAAATTGAAAGAGCTTTAGCAGATAACAAAGACGTAATGATTGAGACTGCCGTTGAGTACAACGGAATGAAAGCACACATTGACTGTTTCGTACCTGGTACTGGTGATGTGATTGACTGGAAGACAAGCAAGGTGCGTAACCTTTCTTACTTCCCATCAACACAACAACGATGGCAGGTGCAACTGTATGGCTACCTCCTAGCTAAGAACGGCTATGCGGTCAACCGAGTATCTCTTGTTGCGATTGCAAGAGATGGTGACGAACGTGATGTCAAGGTTCACACCGAAGACTATGACGAAGCCATTGCCCTTGAGGCACTCGGTTGGCTAGCGGCTGTTAAGGAAAGTCAAGAGGCGCCAGCACCTGAGAAAGATGCAAACTACTGTCAGTTCTATTGCAAGTACTACGACTCATCAGGTGAGATGGGATGCGTTGGTCTAAAAAAAGAACGTACACCAGTCAGTGATGTAGTCATTGATGATGCAGATATTGACAAGAACGCACTGCTGTACCTACAGTTAGGTCAGCAGATTAAAGAGCTTGAAGCACATCAAGATTCATTGAAGGCTTCATTAGAAGGATTACTTGGTACCACTGCTAGTGGTATTGAAGTGAGTTGGACAACTGTTAAAGGGCGAGAGTCAGTAGACAGTGATGAGGTACAAAAACTTCTTGGCTTTGTACCAAAGAAGTCAGGGGCTGAGAGTCAGCGCCTTACTGTTAAACAATCTGGAGGTAAGTAAATGGCAACAGAAGGAACAAAGTTTCAAGTTAATTTTAAGACAGCAGATGGAACGTTAATCAATTTATATGCTGCAACAGTTACAGAGTTAGAGTCAGGTCTTGCAGATCTTTCAATGAACTCTATGAACATCAAGGCAACAGCATTAGAGCTTGGTTCTGTTAAGACATCAGCACCTGCAGCAGCAGCACCAACAGTTGCTTCAATTGCTCAGTCATTTAACGCAACACCAGTAGCACCAGCAGGTGGAGCACAGACTTGTGCTCACGGTGAGATGGTCTATAAGACAGGTACTTCTACGAAGGGTCCTTGGAAGGGTTATATGTGTCCGACACCTAAAGGTGCAACGGATAAGTGCGACCCTATCTTTATCCGATAGATGTCAAGGCGACCCGAAGAGTATGAGTCGCCAAGTTGTGCAACAATCGGTGGAGACTTTTGGTTTCCAGACAATGATATTCCTATTGCATCTACTAACGATGCTGCATTTGCTAAGAGCATCTGTGGTAGGTGTCCTCACAAAAGAGAGTGTAGGGAGTGGGGTATCAACAATGAGGTTCACGGTATCTGGGGCGGTCTAAGTAATAGAGAACGCCAACGGATTAGACGTGAACGTGGTATAAAAATTCATCAGGAGGACAACAGTGCTTGACTTATCCCGTGCGTGGGGTGGTGTGCTTACCAAGGCAACACCATTACCTGACGTATGGAAAGAGTTAGTGAAGGAACAGATCAAGTTCCGGCGCGGTCAAGTATGTATGGTTGCTGCTGCACCTAACGCAGGTAAGTCTATGTTTGCACTTATCTATGCTATTAAGGCAAAGGTACCAACCTTGTTCTTCTCAGCCGACACTGACACAACTACTGTAATGATGAGAGTAGCTGCTCATACAGCA